CTGATTCATTTCGGCTGCTTGCTGAACTGGGATAATTGGGACAATATTCTCATTTAGGTTGTCTGACCAATAATCCTCTTCATCAAATATATTACGGGTATATAACTCTTTCCATAGATATTTACGAAGCTCTAGCATTGCATCTAACTTATAGTTTGCCGTCACATTGCACCTCCAAATGACGCCATCAATGCGGCATCTGCCTGCGATCTAATAAGATTTGGAGAAAATGAATATTGAACTTTTTTAATATTAGAAGGAACCCTAAGTGCCTTACTCATACTTGAGTTAAATATTCTTTGAAATCCAGAATTCTTAATTGAAGAATTAACTAAGTTACCACTAAAAAATCTTGAGTGTGCTAAAGTAAATTGGTTTGTTGAGGCAGACCCACCAGGTCGTCTAACTGTTACTGATTTGCCTTTAGGCATAAATACTGTTTCTCCATCAATTTCAAATACTAGTCGTTCTGCATTCTTAGGTCTAATAACCAAAGGCTTGCCTGCTTCCATTACTGCAGCCTTATTTGCAAACATGTGTCTGCGTCTTCCACTTGAAGCGGGAACCATAGATCTAGATGGCAAAAAGTCGTAGTTTATTCTAAACGATAATCCTTCTTCTGAAATCTTATTTAATTTAAAAAGCCTTGCGGTTTTATTTCCAGTCTTTTTCCATTCATAAACATGATGCAAAGATTTGGGTTTTGACCTTGCTAATGCATCTATATAATTTCCAAAGTCTAAGTTTATCTGATCAAACATTGTTTTTGTAAACAATGATTTGAATTGAGCATTAGTTGTAAGCTTAGATAATACTGCTGCCTCATAATATACGTAGGCTGATATCTGAGCTACTGTGCTATCTTTTAAAGGTCCGTTTTGATTTGCGTACATCATTCTTTCGAGTCCGCTTGCCGCTTGAACCAACATTCCGCTATTGTCCAATTTGCTGGTTCTCCGATCTCTTCATAGATGAGTTATATGCAATCACTCTACCAAATGGATCGGTGACTGGAGTTGTTCCCATAACTTCAAATACTGTTGGGGTCTCATTTGGATAGTTAATTTCATTCCAAATAGTGTTGCCTTCAGAGTCTCTGATGTTTGTAACTTTTTCTCTAGCAGTTAATTTCTCTGCTGTTCTAACTTGAATAACCTGATCGTTTAAATACTTGTTTGAGAATATCTGCTTGTCGCTAGAGCGAGTAGTAGCAGAGTTGCTAATAACTCCTTTAGCGTGGCACGGTATTGTTTTGTAGTAATTCCATTCACGAAGTATTGCTCCTGTATCGGTATCTTGAATCTCAGACTGTCTATATACATCTAAGTTCATAGACAAGACAGAGTCTACGATGCTATTCATTATATAATCTCTGCTTTAGCTGTTAAGACGTAATCTGCCAATAGGTTGTCTGCATATGCATTACCTGTTCCAGTATAGGCATCTCCTGTATATTCAAAGTCCCAGTCAAATGTAGATATATTCTTTACATACTTGTTTCTCCACATTGTATCCTTAGAGAAGTAGTCTTTCATTAATTCTGCCGCCGCTTGTTCTACATTCTCAGGAACAGAATCCCATCCAAATCTTGCTTGAATTTTATAAGGAATACCAGACTGGAATATTCCAGAGTAATCATGAATGCTTGGAGGCACCATTCCATTTGCAATATAGACAGCGTTGTCTAATGTGCTAGATCTATCTACCCGAAGACCAAATTTTGTTTCTGATATATTTACTGCTAATCCCCAGTTGTTTACTGTAGGTGTAGATAAATTATCTATAAGTAAAATATCTTTTACGAATAACTTTTGCAAAGAGTTAATCTTGGCGGGAAGTGGCAGAGTATCTGACTCATATCCGTATACAACATATACGTCATCATATAGATAAAAGTACTGTCCTGTATACCCTTCAATTTGTTTACGAGCATATTTTTCTGCTTTAAGTAAATCTGAGTATGACTTATATCCTGGATCAGATGAATCTGAGGCAAAACCCATATCCTGAATATGATTGAAATCAACGTATGGCGTTACAACAAAAACATCTTCTGTTTTTACAACAGATGTTCCGCTAACTGCATATTCCCACTTAAGTCTCAGAGTCCTGTTTCTGTTTGTATATTCATAAGGGACATTTATTGTATATGTTCCTGGATTGTTTTCATCCAGGGTTGATGTAATAGTTGTTAAAAGCGTAGTTGAAGCAATTGCAGGACTTACTGCTGGATCATTTGTTACGTCATAAATTTTGACTACTGGTGCAGAGGTTGCGTTTGCAACGTCTCCATTCCAGAACACTTTATGTGTTACTGGAGATTGTGAACCTACTAATACTTCTGCCATTTAAGAGGCGTAGACTAGTTGTAGTACTCCTGGACTTCCCTTGGAGTTGCTAATCTAAAGCCCTCCTCCTTATCAAAAATTGCTTGCGCTGCTTCATTACTCATTGCGATAAATGGATGTTCTTTTGTGAACGTAAATCCCATAATATCATATCTAAAGTTATCTCTAGTCATTCTTACTAATACTGTGTTTTCTGGCTGTTCCGCCTTTGGATCAAACTTAGGCAGGATTTCTACGGTCATATCTTCTTCTTCCATCTTATCCATGGTCTTGTTATATACAGACCAAGTTACGCCTTCTTCTGCGAGGGCGGCAATGATATCGGCCTTACTCTTTAGACCATCTGTATCAACTGCAAAATCTTCTGCAATCTTTTTTATCTCAGATACTTTTAATGTCTCAAATGACATGTATATCTCCTATTTCTACTCTAAACAATTATAGCATTACTAAATTAAAATGAAAAGCCCCCCAAAAATTAATTCAGGGGGCTTTTAGCAGATCTAAATCCTATTAATTAGGAAGCAATCTTAACGTCTTTAACAACTACCCATGCGTCTGCCTGCTCGATTTGAACACCAACACGAGTATACATTGTGTACTCGATTGAGTCCTTACGTGGCTGGAAGAAACGATAGACGGTTACATCACGCTTGATACCAATAACTACGTTATTTGGGAATGTCAAGTGGATATCTCCGTGATCGCCAGTCTCGCCTGAATATGTGCCATCCTGTGCTTCTTTTAGCATAGGAACTTCAACAATCGGAATACCGAATGCGAATGGTGCTACATATCCTGCTGGACCACCAAGTCCTGGAGTTGCGCCACGGATAACGCTTGATGCGATATCTTGTGGAATTGTTTGGTTTGTTCCAATGCTGTTAGCATATAGGAAATCTTGGATTAGGTTTGAGCCTACCAAGAAGCGAAGGTCGCCACGGCGTTGCTTGTACTTACGTGGAAGTGCCTTTAGAGCCTTATTGAAAAGCTCACGAGATACTCCTGCGCCTGCACCAGCTACAACGTGTCCGCTAGCCTTTGCCTTCTTTACAACACCATCAAATGACTTATATAGGTCATCGCTGGTTAGTGATGTGTTTCCGTTAAGGATTACATCTTCAATATCGTTACCTGCTTGTGTTGCCATCAAGCGAGCAATATGATCTTCTAGATCTGGACCTTCAATGTTGTCTTCTAGAGACTCAGTTGAAAGCTCCCAGTTCAAGCGAAGTTTCTTTGTTGAAAGAGAGATCTTTGAGAAAGTAACTGCTGCGTTTGAGCCAGTTGTATCTCCTTCTGTTGCGAGAGTCATAAGCTTCTCACCAACGGACATACGATCAATCTCTGCTGTATCGCTTCTCATTCTGACTGTACGTGCGACTTTTCCAATTACGGTTGCGTCGAACATATAATCTAAAAAGCGGGCTGATTGTTCTGCGTTTAGAAGACCACCGTTACCAGCTTCTTGACCTACGTGCACACCTGTTACAGTGCTGCCAGAAGAAGTAAAGGTACCAGTAGCAGTTGTTCCTGCTGCGATTGCCTTCTCTAATGTTTCATTACTCATATTATATTTCACCTACCTTATTTAATTAATTCTGTTACGGAACCGAGGAAAGAACCGTTCCACTTTGATTTTTTGATTGTTACTTCCTGTGACCCGCCAAGGTCAGAGGACTTCTTAATTGCAGTCTCTGATTCTACTGCATCGACACGCTTTTCTACGCCATCAATCGTGTTTTTGATATCTTCTACAGCCTTTGAAAGTGCTGTATGTTGTTCTGCCAATTCTGAAATACGACCATCAACGCTCTTGCTGAATGTTTCAACTGTATCTTTGATAAGTGAAACTTGAGCAGCATTTGCTTCTGAAGCCTTATTTAGTGTTTCTGAGAAAAAGCCTTTAAGATCGCCTAGCATCTTTGCAAAATCAGGTTCATCAACCATAACTTCTGATACGTCGGCTGCTTTTTCTAGAGATTCGGCAGAAGCGTCTACTACTGCATCTGCAGGAGCTTCTTCAACAGCTGGTGCTTCCTCTGCGGGAGCAACTGCTGCTGTGTCTTCTACGGTTGCTTCTGGTGCTACTGCATCTTCTGCAACTACGTTTTCTGTATTATCTGACACTTCTTTACCTCCTTCTATGTCTGCCTGTTTTGCAATTTGTGTTTCAGGCGTCGACAATCTTGACTTTTTATGTAAATCAAGAATCTTATCTATCTCTTTTGCTTTGTTAACATCGTTTGACTCTACCCATCCGATTAATGTTGCAGGCTTACCTGTAACTGGGGAATCATATGATGACTCTGTGGAAATGAAT